ATATTTTAGCTAATAAAGATGAGTATGATTATGAATTATTAATCACTCCAGGTTTGATTAAAAACCAACACACAGCTGTAGCTGATTTTATTCAGAACGCTGAAGAAAGAGGTGATTTCTTCTATATCGCTGACTTAGTACCTTATGGAGCTACAATTGGAACTCCAACTAACGTAGCTGCTGGTATGGACACTAACTATGCTGGTGCTTATTGGCCTTGGGTTCAAGTAGTATCTCAAGAAACTGGTAAGTTAGTTTGGGTACCTGCTTCAACTATTATGGCTGGTGTTTATGCTTTCAACGATAATGTAAGTGCTGAATGGTTTGCACCTGCAGGTTTAAATCGTGGTGGATTAGGTGGTGTTATTCAAGCAGAAAGAAAATTATCACCAACAAATCGTGATACTTTATATGCTGGTAAAGTTAACCCAATCGCTACTTTCCCTAATGTTGGTGTAACTGCATTTGGTCAGAAAACATTACAACAAAAAGCTTCAGCTTTAGATCGTATCAACGTTCGTCGTTTATTAATTGCTCTTAAGCGTTACATTGGTAACATTGCTGAAACATTAGTATTTGAACAAAATACAACTGTAACACGTAATCGTTTCTTATCTCAAGTTACTCCATATCTTGAATCAGTACAACAAAGACAAGGTTTGTATGCTTTCAGAGTAGTAATGGATGATACAAATAACACTCCAGATGTAATTGATCGTAATCAGTTAGTAGGACAAATTTACTTACAACCAACTCGTACAGCTGAATTTATCCTCTTAGATTTCAACATCTTACCAACTGGTGTAGAATTTGGAAGCTAATAAAATTACTAATTAAGTAATGGAAAATAAAAAATTACAAGAATTTGAAGATGACGCCTCAGCCGATCAAGCGGTTGCGGGCGTCATGTCTTCATTAACTAAATTAGCTTCAGCTGTCACTAATACAAAAGATTTTTCTAGAGTATTAGAAGCTATAGCTAAGTGGTTACAAAAGAAAAAAGGTTCTCAATTATCAAGTCTTGAAAGTAATCAAAACTATAAAATGGTAATGAGTTACTTAAACAAAATGCAATCAGATCTTGATGATAAGGACAAAAAACCAACTGAAAAACCAGTTGTGCAGAAAAAATAAATTATTAATATTTATATAAAATAACAATACAATGGCAGTATTAGATCCTACAGAAGTAATGTTCACAGCGTTTGAACCTAAAGTTCAGAATCGCTTTTTAATGTATGTTGATGGTATTCCATCATACATGATTAGAAAAGCATCTTCTCCTTCATTCAACGCGGGTGAAATTATTTTAGACCACATCAACGTTTACCGTAAAGTTAAAGGTAAAGTACGTTGGAATGATATGACTTTAGAATTATATGATCCAGTGACTCCATCTGGTGCTCAAGCTGTAATGGAATGGGCTCGTTTAGCTCATGAATCAGTAACAGGCCGTGATGGTTACTCAGACTTCTATAAAAAAGACTTACGTTTAGACATTTTAGGTCCAGTAGGTGATGTAGTAGGTGAGTGGATTATCAAAGGTGCTTATGTAAAAGAAGCTAACTTTGGTGAATACGATTGGGCAAACGAAGCTTATATCGCTATCAGTACTACAATCGCTATGGATTATTGTATCTTGAACTACTAATCTGAACACAGTGCAAATATTAAGAGCCGTCCATTTGGACGGCTTTTTTTATTTTCGTATATTTATATATATAAAATTAATAAAACGTTATGGAAGAAAAATTTAAGTTTCCTACTGAACAGATTGACTTGCCTTCTAAAGGATTAATCTACCCAGAAGCATCCCCATTATCTAAGGGTGTTATTGAAATGAAGTATATGACAGCTAAAGAAGAAGACATTTTGTCTAACGCTAACTTTATTCGTCAAGGTACTGTTATTGATAAACTATTACAATCAATGATTGTAACACCAGATGTTGATTATAACATGTTACTAAATGGTGATAAAAACGCTATTTTAATTGCTGCTCGTATTTTGGGTTATGGTAAGGATTATGAATTTATATACACAGATCCAATTAATGGAAAATCTGAAAAAGCTACAGCTGATTTAACTACACTTGAATCTAAACAAATTGATGAATCATTATTTACTAAAGGTAAAAATGAATTTAACTTTGTATTACCCTTCTCTAAAGTAACAGTGACATTTAAGTTATTGACTCACGGTGATGAACAAAAAATTGAAAAAGAAATTAAAGGTTTAGAGAAAGTAAACGCTAATGGTTCATATGATGTTACAACACGTTTAAAACACACTATTGTAGCTATTAATGGCAATGGTGATACAGCAACTGTTAGAGAATTTTGTGAAAACATGTTAGCTAGAGACGTTAAAGCATTACGTGAACATATGGCTAAAATAATGCCAGATGTTGATATGAAAGTTAACGCGGTTAAATCTAATGGTGATGTAGTGGAGGGCATCGATTTACCAATTGGTGTTAGCTTTTTTTGGCCTGACACCGGACTATAAAAAAGTAGTCTTAGACGAAATACTTTTACTTTGTTATCATAGTCAAGGTGGTTTCACACATGATGAAGTATATAATATGCCTATAAGATACAGGCGTTATTATTTACAGAAACTAACTGAAATACTTGAAAAACAACAAGAAGAAATAGATAAAAAATTTGGTTCATCCAGTGGTACAGAACTAGCGCAACCTAATAAAAAGCCTAAAGAACGACCACCAATACCAGATTTCGCGTTTAAAGCGAGAGCACCTAAAAAATAGGTGCTTTTTTCATATTTATACACGGTACAAACTATAAATTTTTAAATGCCATATCCTAATTATACAACACAGGAATTAGCTGCAATTAATTCATATTTGCAGCGTGAGGCTGACTTATCTAGAGACCAAAGAAATCTTTTAAGAGAAATTAACTCAGAACTTCAAAATAAAATTAATTTCACTAAAGAAGCCACTAAACAATACCGTACTTTAGAGGATATATCAGAAAAACTTTTAGAAAATGCTCAAGATTTAAATGAGTTAACAGATAAAGATTTAGATAAACTAAAACTTAAAGCTAATAAAGCTTATGAATCTTTAAAATCAGCTGCTGAGGAACTAAAAATTCAAACTTTTGGTAATCAAAAACTAGATTTTCGTACTAAAGCTTTTAAAAGTTTAAATGAAAAACAACAAGCTCTTTTACGAGGTTTAAAAGATGGATTTGAAATTGAAAAAGAAACTTTAAATCAAGTTGAGCGTAGAATAAAATTTACTAAAAATCTAAATAGTAGTATAGGTTTAACAGGAACCTTACTTAAATCAGCTGAACATATAACTAGTAAATTAGGTTTAAGTGGTATTGATGATGTATTTAAAGACGCTAAAAAAGCAGCTCAAGATAAAGCTAAAGCCTTAGGTGTATCAGATGAAAAAGCTCTAGGTCTATCTGGTAAGATAAGAACTATGGGAGCTGGCTTATCAGTTCTAGCTAAAGGTATAGGTAAATCAATAGTTGATCCTTTGGTATTATTAGGAGCTCAAATAGCTTTAATTAAAAAGTTTTATGATTTATATAGTGGTGTCAATCAAAGAATAGTTGATCAAGGTAAACAACTAAATATAAGTAAAGAGCAATCTCAAGCATTATATGAGAGCGCTCATCAATATGCTGCTGAACAAAGAAATGCTTTTGTCACTGAGGCTAGAATATTAGAAGGTAGACATAAACTAAATGAAGCATTAGGTACATCTATAGCTTTCACTAACCAGGAAGCTATTACAGCTGAAAAATTAACACACTACTATGGCTTAAATGAAGAACAAAGTGCTCATATAGCTGTATTCGCTAGAGAAATAGGCCAAACAAATGAAGATATATTAAACACTGTTATTAAAACAACAGTTAACCAAAAGGCTCAGTTTGGTGGTACTTTAAGTCAACAAAAAATATTACAAAAAGTAAGTTCTACAAGTGGTGAAATATTAACTAAATTTAAAGGTAATGTTAATGAATTAACTAAAGCTGTAATGCAAGCTGATAGATTAGGATTAACATTAGAACAAGTAGATAAAATTGGTGAGTCATTACTTAACTTTGAAACATCAATTGAAAATGAACTTAAAGCAGAATTATTAACTGGTAAAGCTATTAATGTAGAAAAAGCTAGAGCAGCTGCTTTATCAGGTGATACAGTTAAGTTAACAAATGAAATAGCTAAACAAGTAGGTAACATTCATCAATTTGAAAAAATGAATGTTATTCAAAGACAAGCATATGCTGAGGCATTTGGAATGAATGCTAGTGAAATGGGAGATATGCTTCGTAAACGTGAATTTGAAGCTAAACTAGGAGCTGATGCTAAAAAGTCAGCTGAAGAACAACTTAGAATAGCTAAAGAAAGAGGTATCACAATTGATGAAAGTGTTAGAAAAGATCTTGAAGCTAAATCATTAGCTGAATTACAAAAATATACTTTTGAGAAAATCAAATCCATACTAGAAAGAATAGCTTCAGGCCCAATGGCTACAATATTTAAATACTTAGAAAAAGGACTTAAATTTGTAGAAGGTATACTTGGTGGGTTTAGTAAAATGACTGGTGGTTCATTAGGTAATGCTTTAGGAGCAGCTATTTTAGGAGCTCCATTATTATTAGGAGGAATGCGTTTAATATTAGGCGCCGCTAAATCAATATTTGCTAATGGTTTAACACCAGCAACAGCCCCATGGGTTAAAGTAGCCAACCCAATGGGAGGAGGTGCTGGTGGTATGATGATGGGAGGAGGAGGTGCTGGAGGAACATTCTATAAAGGAGGACAATTCCTTCCAGGCGGTGGAAGAGCTCCAGCTGGTGGTACATTTGTTCCAACACCTGCTACTGGAGGTGGATTTAGAGGATTTATGGGAAGTGGTTTAGGATTAGGACTAGCTGGTATGGGTGTTGGGTTAGCTACTTCAGCTATTACTTCAAATATGGAAACTGGTGGGGCTAGAACAACTGTTGGAACTGTAGGAGGAGCCGCTCAAGGGGCATTAACTGGAGCAGCTTTAGGTTCTTTTATACCTGGTCTTGGTACATTAGCTGGTGGTGTTATTGGTGGTTTAATTGGTGGTGTTAGTAGTTTAGTGAGTGAAATGCAAGCCACTAGAGAAAAAGAAGCCGCTGATAAAGCTTCTAGAGCTGATGCTGAAAAACGTACACAAGAATTATTACAACAAATGGCTGTTAGACCGTTAGAATTAAATGTGAATAATGACACTATTGGTAAATGGAATACATATTCTACTCAAAACGGCGCGAATAGTTCATTTGCATAACATATTTATATAAAACAATAATATCATGGCATTATTTGACAAATTAAAAGATAGTACACTTAGTCTAAAAGGACAACAAGGTCCTAATTTTGAAAATATAGGACAACGTACATCATCTAATATTCAAGCTTTAGCTAAAAATAATAATTTAGTGTCTTCACAAGATTTAATATCTGGAAGAACATATGGACCTGCCCAAAATAGAACTAAAGTAGCTCCATCAGTGTTAGATCTAAACGGTGAAACTCCTCAACAATATCTTAATATGTTAGGATCATCTAATGCCACAGCTAACGCTCAATTTAACACATCAACTAACTCAGGATTTACACTTGAAAAAAGATTAGCTTTTAGTGGTTTAGGATTACAAGGTAAAACACAACCAGTATTTGAAAGTGTAAGTCAAATGACTACATCTGATATTCAAGCTAGAGCTAAAAATAATGCTTTACAATCATCTCAAGATTTATTAACTGGTAGAAAATATGGTAAAGGTAGATTTACAGTATTTGTTCCTGCCTCTACTTTAGATGGAAATGGATTACCAATTAATGGTCTTTACACAAACAAAGGACCTAAAGAAGGAAGATACTAATGCCGTTTTTAACATTAAATAATGATTGGTCTAAATTAGCAGATCGTTATAACCAGGCATTTACAAACAAACCAGAAATACCACGTATTAGATATAATAATTTTGATGATGGTTTAATTCGTGGTGGTGTTTTAAATGTTGGAATATCTGCTATTAGAGATACTGCTCGTATAGGTAGATTTTACCTTAGCGGTAGAGGAGCATCTTTTTTAATTAAACAAGTTGGTTTACAAAAAGCAAATCCTAAACTAGAAGAACTTTCAGACACACCTACTTTAAGTAGATCTAATACTAGATTATATAATTTAGGTGTGAATACTTTAGCTCAAGTTCCTGTTAATGCTTTAGGAGGACATATTATTAGACATGGTATTTTACCTGTTGGAGGAGTAGGATTTTTAGAAGGTGATAGTAGAAATAATATTAAAGGTTATAACTATGAAAATATAGTTTTAACAAATGATAGAAATGGTAAAAATAGATTAATTGGTTATCTTGATAAAATAAAAGGTATAGATGCTAGTAACACAACTCCTATTGAATTAAGCTCATACAATGGTGGAGCTGCTTCAGTTTACGGTATTGGTAAAACTTTTATTACAACAACTACTTTACATACTAATAATTCAACACCATCCACTTTATCATATAGTGGTTTATTAAATTACTTTGATACTTATAGATCTGTAACTGACTCTGGTTTTATACCTAATCAACAAAATATAGCTTCTGGATTAAGAAATCAAGCTGTTCTTAACAGAGGCTTCGCTAACATCATCACTAATAACGCTTCTGATATTGTTAATCCATTCACTGGTGAAGTAACTAATACAAGTGATATGGATAGAGCTATGGCTGATCGTTTAAATAGAAACGCCGCTCAAATAGACGCTGAAGCTGCTGCTTTACAAAACACAATAGATCAAGTAAATAATAATATAGCGGATAATGATTTTAGTATATTTAATCATCCATTATATAGAAATAGAAATATTCAATCAAGATTAGGTACATCAACTAGTAAGTATGGACCTAATAATGTTAAAAATGCTTATAAAGTTGACTCTATAAATGCTATTGATATAGTTGATAGTAAAACTTTCTATGATAATTCACTAACACAAAATAATGATCCAGCTGTTTCAACATTAATAAATAAAGGTAATAATGAAGTTGGTGGATATTTTGGACGTGATATAATTAAATTTAGAATTGAATTTTTGAATAATGATAACCCAGTTTTAGCTAATGCTTCCTCAGGACAATCTGTTAATACTGATGTTTTAGCGTTTAGAGCTTATTTAGATGGATTTGATGATGGGATGACAGCTAAATGGAATTCATTCCGTTATATGGGACGTGGTGAAGAATTTTATGTTTATGAAGGATTTACAAGAGATGTTAGTGTAGCTTTCACTGTATTTGCCCACTCACCAGAAGAAATGAGACCAATTTATAGAAAATTAAATTACCTAATGTCATCATTTGCCCCTGACTATAACGCTGCTTTAAAAATGAGAGGTAATATATCATATTTAACTGTTGGTGATTATCTATATAGACAACCAGGTATATTCACTGATATTAAATTGTCAGGAATGTTAGATTCAAATTGGGAAATAGCAATGGATGCTCCAGAAAAAGGATTTGATAAAGGCCAATATGAACTACCTAAACTTATTAAGGTAAATTTATCATTTAAACCAATCCATACATTCTTACCAAGAAAAGTACAAGCAGGCAAATATGCCGACACACCATTTATCACACTTGATAAAAAAGCATACCCAGCACAAGCTGGAGCTTCATACAATAAAGATGGATCTGTTAAAACAACCGCTTCTAACAAATATTTAGACTAATAAAAATTTTGTTTTAATTTCATATTTATTATCATGGATCGCTATGATAATATTCCAATAATTAGAACAATACCAACTGTTCAATACCCAAAATCAATTAGGTATCGTTCTTCTGTTCGATATCCTGATATACCATTATCTGAAAGTGATGTATTTATAAGCACTATAAGAGGCGACAGGTTAGATAATTTGGCGTATCAATTTTATGGAGATCCAACATATTGGTGGATTATACAAATAGCTAATCCTGACTTGCCAAATGATTCAATTTATCCATCACTTGGATTCCAATTAAGAATACCAAGTAATGTTGCTCAAATTTTAACTGATTTTGAAAACTTAAATAGTTAAAAAGTGTTATGTCTATATTTAAGAGTACTCTAAAACCAGCTATAGCTGCTCAACTTAAAGCTCGCGAAAAAGTAATTTCATCTGATAATAGAAATGATGCTTTTTTACGTTATACATCAGGAAAAAATTCCTGGGTTAGAATGTCATCTTTTGTTAATTATGATTCTAAAATATTTAATTCTAAAACAGGTAAATTAGAAGATGATAACAAATATAAGGGTGATAGTTTATCTAGAAAGTATGTTTTAGAAGGTGGTACATTATATGATAGAGGAAATGATAAATTTAATTTAAGATCAGGTGTTGGTAGATTAGATGGTGTTTATGCTAGTAATATAGACAAAATAAGTAGTGATCCATCTAGTAATAAAGTTGATAGGTTATATGGTTTAAGACCAATGCCTGGTATAACTAATGTTACTGTTATTAATAAAAGTGCTTATGGTTCTTTAAGAGAAGCTACAGTACAATTTATGGCTTGGGATAAACACCAACTTGAAGAATTAGAAGTATTATTTATGAGAACTGGTTATACAGTTCTTTTAGAGTGGGGTTGGTCACAATATATTGATCATAAGGTTCCAACTAATATAAATGACTATCCTAGTATTGAGGGTATAAAAAATTTTGATGGATTAACACTCAATCCATTTCAACCAGGATTAACAGATGAAGATATATATAATAAAATTGATGATGATATAATTAAATATAAAGGTAATTATGATGCTTTATTAGGTTATGTTAAAAATTTCTCTTGGCAATTATTGTCAAATGGAGGATTTCAATGTAGTACAACATTAATATCTAGGGGTGAAGTTATTGAAACACTTAAAGCTAGCTCTAATCCAAATATTATTTTAGGATCAGGTATAGAAACAGAAACACCTTCAATTTCAGAAGACCAAAAACCTATTTTAAGTAATTTTGAAAAAATATTTTTAAATATAGCAGCTCATGTTAATGAAATTGAATATGTTAAAGCATTCACTTATGGGGGAGGATCAACAACCGCTGCTATAACTGGATCTTTTAATATTCAAGGTTCAACAACAGAAGATCAAATAACATTACGAGAACAATCTGATAAAATATACAATGATATAAAAGATAGAATATCTAAAAGTATCCAAACTATAGCTGTTGGAAGTTGGGATAATTATAAATTAGAAGATCGTACAGGTTTAGATTTAGATAGTTATACAGCTGTTAAATTTTGTGATGGTAAAACTGAAGGTGTAGGTATAGAATATATAACTTTAGATGCTTTTATAGCTATCATAAATGAATTTTTTCTACTTAAAAACAAAAATGATAAAAATAAAAAACCAATTACTAATATAGTTCTACCAAGAGTTGTACCTTGCCTAGCTAGTGTAGATTCAGTTAGTATTGATCCAACAACATGTATAATTCAAAATGTACAAGCTACTTTTATAACAGATCAACCGAATGGATTTTCTCCTCAGTTATATCAACAAATAAACACACCATCTCTTAGTAGTGATAAAAATATACTTTTTACAGGATTACCTGAATTTTTAGCTTCTGGAACAACTAATATTGGTCAAATAGGTAGAATATATATTTCTATAAGTAAAATAATTCAATTATATAGAAATTTATCAGGTGGACCTGATGGTGTAGATGTTTTAACTTTACTTCAAGATACATTAGATGCTATTTCTTTTGCTTTAGGTGGAATCAATGATTTTAAATTATACACTGATAAAAATATTGTTCAAATAATTGATGCTAAATACTTTGAGCAAGCATCTAGAGAAAGTAAATTTAAATTTGATTTAATTGGATTAAAAAGTATTTGTAGAGATGTTAAAATAAATTCTCGTATATTTGCTGAACAATCAACTATGATTGGAATAGCAGCTGGTGCTAGTGGTAATGGAACTGATAATTTAGGAGACATATACTCATCTACTCAAACTTATTTTAATCGTGGGCTAACAGATAGAGTAATATCAGCTACAATTAATTCTAATGACTCAACCTCAATCACTTATGGAAGTACAACAATAACAGGAAGTGATGTTTATTACATTAATATATTTCAAAATATTGATAAATTATCTAATTATATTAATAGAAATGTTTCTGGTGTTTCTAACTTACAAGGATCTGGAAACTGGCAAGTAACAGTTGTGCCTCAAGAAAATGAAGTTATAAATGCTAGTAGTTTATTAAAAACAGTTCACTTACAATTAAATGGAGGTGATGTTGACTTTAAAGCTTTAATTCCATTTGAACTTGAAATTACTCTTGATGGTGTTGGTGGATTTGTAGTTGGACAAATATTCACTATTGATAAATCAATATTGCCTAGAGATTATTATAATAAAAACTTAGGGTTTGTTATTACAGGTATAAACCATAGTTTACAAAACAATGATTGGACTACAAACATTAGAACTCAAATATGTTTGTTAGATAATGATAAAATTAAAGATAGAACAACTATTAATAAAAAACAATTAAAAGAAACAATACAAGGAGCAAGAGCTATACAAGCACAAAATGGTTATTTATATTGTGCTTTAGCTGATTTTATGATTAGTCAATATTTCTTTGTTTTAATAAATAAAGATAATAGAATTGATAACGGTGTGTTATTTGGGTTAGAGACAGATCCAAAATTAATTTGGAATATTACAGATAATACAGACAATGATAGGCCTAAGAAAATGGGTGTGATAGGTGATTATATAAATAATAGAGATTTTATAGAAACCTATTTAAATAACTGGTATAACTTAGCTAAACCATTAAATCCTCCTAATTTTCCAGCTACATATGCTGATTTTATAAAACCATCAGGTGGAGGAGCATCTGATTGGAATACTGTTATAAACAATATAACTAATTTACTTAGATCACAAGATATTATTAGTGAAGCTTATTTAACTGATGTTAGTAGATATCCATTAGGCAATGGTACCTTACCTAAATTTAAAAATGAAACTAATGCTCAGCATTTAATTAGATTACAAACTGCTTTTAAAGGAGCTTGGGAAGCTACATTTTTTGGTAAAATATCTAATGGTTATTTAAGTGGTGGTCCTTTTCCAAAAATATCAACAATTAAAGATGGAGGATCACATATTATTAATCACATACCGTTTGATAAAGCAGGAGGATTTGAAGATTTAAAAGCAGACTATTATATCTTAACAACTAATTATGGTTTCAATAAAAGCTCATTTGATCCATTATTTGTTTTATTTTATAATTATTTACGAGTTAATAACTCATCAATAGGATTAAGTGCTTATGGTGCCCCTGAGGTAACAGATGTAAAAAAAGGTACTATTAATTTCCAAGTAGTTCATTTAGAAGCCCCAAAATAAAAAATGTACATACCAGAGTCATATATTATTGAAACAGGATACAGCCAAGGAAATGATTTCTTGGTAATGGACTCTGGTCAACCATATAAAGGATTTTATCATAAAGATAAACAAAATAGATATTGGTCTGGAGAGAAACATACTAACACTTCATTTTTATTAACTCGTATCACAGCTGATTCTGATTTAACTTTAGAATATGTACAGAAAGGTAATTATGTAAGTGGAAGATTCACTCAACGTTTTGATGATATTTTAAATGTTCCATTATATAAAGGTATTTTTAGGACACCTACAGCTGAAGAATATGCTAAAGGATATTATACAAGATATTTTGCTCAATTAAAAGCATCTATTGAATTATATATTGTTGAAATATCTAAAGAAGATTTTGACAGTATTTCTAACAATAGAACCTATCTTAATTATTATAACACTACTTCAGTGTTATGGAAACTAACTGGCGCTATAGATGATATATTTAATGATAATATAAGAGTAGAATCTGGATGTAGAGACACTAATTTAAGATCATTACAACAAGCTGAAAGAATTATACCTGGATTATCTACACTTTTGAGTGATTCATTACAATTTACTCGTTGTATAAGAAAACAAAGAACTACTTCTATACAACCATCATTAGTAGTATTTAGTACTATACGTGAGGAAATTGATATGATTCCTCCATCTCAAACCCCAGCTCCAGCTTCAGTAACACCAACAATATCAACTACACCTAGTGTTACACCTTCTATAAGTGAAACACCTAGCATTTCTGTCACCCCAAGTGTGAGTGCTACACCAAGTATAACTGTCACTCCAAGTATTAGTATAAGTGTGACTCCTACTGTCACACCATCAGTTTCTATTAGTAACACACCAAGTGTTACTTTAAGTGTTTCTATTAGTAACACTCCAAGTGTAACACCAACTATTAGTGAAACACCTTCTATAAGTGTCACACCAACAATTAGTGTAACGCCTACAATATCTGAAACACCTAGTATTTCTGTCACACCAACTATTAGTGAAACACCTAGTATATCTGTGACACCTAGTATTAGTGTGACTCCAAGTATTAGTGTGAGTGTGACACCTAGTGTTACATCTTCAACTAGTGTAAGTGTGACACCAACAATTAGTGTGACTCCTTCTATTAGTATAACACCATCAATAACAGGAACACCTGGAGCTAGTGAAACACCATCTGTAAGTGTAACCCCTTCTATTAGTGAAACACCTAGTATAAGTGTGACACCTTCTATTAGTATAAGTAATACCCCTAGTGTGACACCAAGTGTTACCCCTTCAATATCTGAAACACCAAGCATTAGTGTTACTCCTTCTATTAGTGAAACACCATCTGTAAGTGTAACTCCTTCTATTAGTGAAACACCTAGCATTAGTGTGACTCCTACTATTAGTGTAACACCATCAGAAAGTGTTAGTGTGACTCCTAGTGTGACACCTACTATCTCTATTACTCCTTCTATTAGTATAACACCATCAGTGACTGGAACACCTGGAGTTAGTGAAACACCATCAATTAGTGTGACTCCAAGTATATCAATTACACCTAGCATTAGTATAAGTAATACACCAAGTGTAACACCTAGTGTTACACCTACTATTAGTGAAACACCTAGTATTAGTGTAACTCCTACTATTAGTGTGACTCCAAGTATAAGTGTAACACCTAGTATTTCTATTACACCTAGTATTAGTATAAGTAACACTCCTAGTGTGACACCTAGTGTTACTCCTTCTATTAGTATAAGTGCTACACCAAGTGTAACACCTACTATCTCTATTACACCAACTATTAGCGTAACACCTAGTATTAGTGTGACACCAACTATTAGTGTAACTCCAAGTATATCAATTACACCTAGTATTAGTATTACTCCTACTATTAGTGTGACACCTAGCATTAGCATAAGCGCCACACCTAGTGTAACACCTAGTGTGACACCAACAATTTCTATTACTCCAAGTATTAGTATCACACCATCTATTAGTATAAGTGCTACACCATCTGTGACACCAAGTGTGACTCCAAGTATATCTATTACTCCAAGTATTAGTATAAGTGCTACACCTAGTGTGACACCAAGTGTAACACCTACTATCTCTATTACACCAACAATTAGTGTGACTCCTTCAATCACTATTTCTCCTAGTAGAACACCTAGTATTAGTGTAACTCCTACTATTAGTGTGACACCAAGTATTTCTATTTCTCCTAGTAGAACACCTAGTATTAGTGTGACACCAACAATTTCTATCACACCAACTATTAGTATAACACCAAGTGTAACACCAACTATTTCTATTACTCCAACTATTAGTATCACTCCTACTATTAGTATAACACCAAGTGTTACTCCTACTATTAGTGTGACTCCAACTATTTCAGTAACACCTTCAATTACTATTTCTCCTAGTAGAACACCTAGTATTAGTGTGACTCCAACTATTTCAGTAACACCTTCAATTACTATTTCTCCTAGTAGAACACCTAGTATATCAATTACACCAACAATAAGTGTTACACCTACTATCTCTGTGACACCTTCAGTTACACCAACTATTAGTGTTACTCCTACTATTAGTATTACACCTACTATAAGTGTGACACCAAGTGTAACACCAACAATTTCTATCACTAGAACACCTAGTGTGACTCCTACTATTTCAATTACTCCAAGTACCACACCAAGTATTTCTATTAGTAGAACTCCAAGTGTAACACCAACAATTTCTGTTACTAGAACTCCAAGTGCTACACCAAGTATTTCTATAACTCCAACTCCAACAATGCCTTTAGGTGAATGTTGGTCTATATATAATCCTAATGACACAGAATACATTTATGTAACTTACACAAACAGAGATGGTAGCAGTGGATGTACTGTTCTTGGTCCATTAGATGATAATAAGATATGTATTAAAGCTAATACTGGTACAGGTATAGCTGGTTTCACAGGTGCTGCTTGCTCAGGTGGTAGTTCAACAACTGTTATAGCAACTTATCAAGGTACTAGCTGTGCTGATGCTACAAGTTGTATTGATCCATCTCCATCACCAACTAGAACTCCAAGTGCGAGTGTGACACCAACTCCAAGTGTAACACCAACTAGAACTCCAAGTGCTACACCAGATCCAACTCCATGTCCATCTTCATCACCTACAACTGAGTATTTGGATATTAGATTCTGTTCTCCTGATTATCAAGAATGCTCTTATACAACTTCAGCTACTATAACTGCTTTCGCTTATTGTCAAGGATGTGCTTCTAGCCCAGCTAATCTTCGAAATGTAGATACTAATCTTAATATAGAAGTTTATTGGAATGGAGATTTAGGAGGATCTAGTGTTTACTTCTTTGATATACCTTCTGGAAATTCATCAGCTTGTGCTCAACCAACATATAATAACACTGATTGTAATGGTGAATTCTTTAGTTATCTTACTGTGACTCTTGATCCATCATCATTTGGTAGTCAAATTTATCAATATGATGCCGCTGGTTCATATAATGTAGCGCCAGGTTATTGTCCATGCTAAATTTTAAGTAATTTGGAAAGTACACAATTTATTATTACATTTAAAATAAAAAATTTATGATAAACTATTTTATTAGACCAGGTGGAGCATATGTTAAAATAGATACAGACACAGAAATTGTTAGTCTTGTTCTAAATGTAGACACTCAAAAAACATTATCAGTTATAGCTAATAACTCAGACTATTATAATTCTACAGTTAGTGCTTCAGCCAGTTGGCCTACATCTGATCAAACAGTATATGACACTAATAAAGATATTGTAACACAGTATATTAGTAATCATTAAAATATAAGTTTGCCTACCTAAAATTTTTACTATATATTTAACCTAATAATAAAGGTTATGTTTTATATAGTAGAAACAAAAGAACAACTTGAACAGTTAGGCAAACCAGAACATGATGCTTGTTTTATTAATATAATAACAACAAATGATAATCGCCATCCATCTCTAACTAAACCATGTTTAGTATATTACAATGATGGAGAAAAAGGTTATATATTACCTATAGACCATAGTGAAGCATTTAAGTTAGATTGGGAAACAGTTAAACAATTTCTTTCCAATATTGATATTGTTTATGTTTTAGATAAAAAATTCCATTTATATTTCTTACCAGGTGATAATTTACAAGACTTTAATTTTATCAACTATGTTGATGAATCACAGTTTGATACTAAAGTACACACTGACTTTAATCGTGAAAAATATTATATAAATGAATTAAATACACTTATACCAATTCCTAAACATTATGAGAAGTGGGAAAATATCTATAAGTATTTAGTTGATAAATTATTTTTCTCTAAATGGTATGTGGCTAATGAATTTTTAAATACCAAATACACTGAAGTATTTTATCAGATTGAAAAAAATGGTATAGGTATTGATCCACGTAAATTTAATAAACATTTTGAAACTACTTGGAAAGATAATTCGATTTACGGAAATACAGTTTACACACAATACAATCTATATAATTTAACTACTCGTCCTTCAAACGCCTTTAATGGCGTTAATTTCGCCGCTTTACCTAAGGGTATAGCACGTGAGTCATTTGAACCAAATAATTATGTATTTGTTGAATTTGATTATAGTGCTTACCATCCACGAATCATTGCTAAAATGATTGATTATACATTTGAAGGTGAACCATATGATGAGGTACCTAAAGAAATAATGTTTCAAAACATATATGGTGGTATTAGAGATGAATATGCGTGGTTTCCATTCTTTACTAAATTAAGTGATTGGTTAGATAAAAAATGGAAAGAATTTAAATCAACACAACTTAATAGTTTAATGTTACCAACTGGCGAGGCTATACCACAAATAAAAATTGAAAACCCAACACCAAATAAAATATTAAGTTACTTAATCCAGTCCTACGAAACATATTATAATACATTAACATTAGAACGTGTGTTAAAACTATTAAAAGGTAAAAAAACTAAAATAGTATTATACACATACGATTCAATTCTATTGGACGTGGCTAAGGAAGATATTAAAACATTATTACCAAAAATTAAACAAGAATTAGAGGCTGATGGATTCCCAACACGTATGAGTGTAGGTGAAAATTACGGCGCTTTAATTAAAAAATAACATATTTATGACATGGAATTTAACAATAGAGGAATTGGCAAACAAGTTATTCGCAACCTTCTCAAAGAAGGAAGACATAGATAAAACAATTGAGGTTATTTCAACCCGCTACACTATCTTATTCAATAAAATTTTTATTTTAGAGTCTAAGGATAGTGATGAATTTATATGTACATATAATATTGATCCAGGTAATTTAAGTACTACATCAGTACTGCCTAATACTATATTATTACATCGTAAAAAAGAATCAAATTCTTTATATACCATTAATGCTTTAAATACTTTAATTAAAACATTGAATAATGGTGTAGCTGATCCTAATTATAAAATTGAATGGGCCGATTATAAGAACACTATCTTATTAACTAATGGTCCAGATCTTCGCAAGTTAGAAACAACTATCTATAAGATAGTTAATCTCTAAGTTTGGCCTTCGGCTAATCTTATCTTATATTTAATTCTAAAATAAAAACAGTTATGGATTTAAACGCTATCAAACAACGTATGCAATCGTTGCAAAACAAAGGCAAAGGCAGCGGAAACAAAGATGACCGTGCCAAGAATTTCTGGGTTCCACCAGTTGGTAAATCAGTGATTCGTATTGT